CTCATTGCTTTCCCCTAAAGATTGCTGTGAAGATTGCCAGTATCGTTGCCAGCAGGCCCTCGTTTTTTGGCGCAGGAGGGGCTTTAGGCTCTTTCGGGGGCGTGGGTGCCGGGTGAACCTCTTTGGGTGGCTCAGGCTCGTCAGGCGTCCGGTCAATGGTGAATGGCGTGTCTTTGATACCCTGCCACCTGCGAAACGCTTTCTCTAGCTTCGTGTGATAGCCCCACTTGGCATAGTTCGATCCGTTGTAGCCTGCTGCCACGCCTCGCCAATCATGGGCGCGGAGGTTGTCATCAATCCCGGCTGAGACAAGGAACTCCACCACGGCCTCAAGTTGTTCCGCCTCGCCTTTCAGAAAGCCTTCCACCATTGCCTTAGCGGTGCGATAGCCGACCATCATGCAGTTGAAGCCCATGATCTGCCCGAGACCCCAGCTTGCCGAACGTAGCGCAGCGTTGGCGTTGATCTTCATGGCCGCTTCGATGCGTGGATAGCTGTCTTTCGGATAGGGCTTTGTGCGGGCGCGCCTGTAGGCCAAGCCCTCTTTGACGGCCCGGTCGCGGTCCTTGCCCGGTCCAAGTTCGCGGTAGAATACATGCGGTTCGAACAGCATCTTGAGACGCCCTTGGCTATCCCAGCCGCCGCCGCGCGTTTCCACATCAAGAATTGCGTGAATTTCATCTTCGCCAACGCCGATATCCGCACCGAGGCGGGGCAGGTCGATATCCCCAAGTTTCTTTCCAGATCCTTTGAAGTTCATCCGCTTTCCTTTTCAATTCTCAGCTTAGCGACAACCGGGCGTGAGCCGTCGATAGGTTCCCACCGCACAAAGGCGACAAACGGCCCGAGCGACAAATCCACCTTGAGCGTGCAAGTCGGATCAAATGTGAAATCCGACAAGTCCCAGCGCTTTTCCTCGGTTTCGCCTTTGGTATATGGGGAAATCATCGCGCCCTGGCATATCGGTTCACCGCCACCAGCGTCCGAAACAACAGTCACCAACGCCAACGCCTCGGTGTCCTTGTGAACAGTCCGCCGGAACGTGACTATCCCGGCCTCATAGGTCAGGGAATTGACCGTCATAAAGTCGTCATTGATCGCATCGCTTGCGCCCGAGAATGCCATAGCCGCACCTAAGCCAGCGATTGCGCCGAATGTGTTGATTGTCCAGGCCATTAGAATATGAACCCCAGTGCGTTTAGACCAACGCCCGATAGTGTCACGAAGATGAATATCACAAGGGCCTCCAATCGTGCCAACCTTTTTGAAAGGTCGCTCTGCTTGGTTTCAATGGTGCCTTCCCACTTGCCTTGATCCTTGTCATGTTCTGTCACTTACCCGCGACCTTGCACAGAAACGCGATTATCCGAACCGGCAACCTGAGTATCGTCTTCCATCCGCCCCTGAAGAACCAAAGCAGGCCCACCCATTCCAGAACCGCGAACGCTCCCCACACTACAAGGAACAGTAGCCACCACGCTATGCGCAGATGACCGGGCAGGTCCGAAAAGCCTTGTGTAAATTCCGGCAGAAGGTCCATTTAACGCGGCCCATATCAACCCAACCAGGAAAGCAACTTCCGTCAAGGCGTCAATGATATCGCGGGGCAGATCAGCAAAAGCGCCGATCAGGAACAATCCCGCGATGGCAAGCGATGCCTTTCCGGCGACCTTATCCCAAATTGCATAGGAAAGCACCCCTATGGTTGCATAGATTGCGGCATAGTAAACCTGCGTATGATCTACCGGGAATTCGCCCTTTGCCGCTTGCACCAGCCCAACCGCCACGGCCAGCGCCAGAGCGGTTCGGAATGCTTGCGGGGCCAAGACGTAGGCGACCAAGCAGGACGCAAAAAGCCCCGGCCAGATTGGCCAGCCCAGACTAAAATAGGCCCAAACACCGAAGGCGTAGGGCGCAATTATTGCAAGGGCCAGCCCAGTTTTTCGCATTAGCGACCGCCGCCAAACACAACAGGGCCGGGTTCGTCATAGCAGACACAAGCGGCCAAGGCCCCTTTGGCATCCACGCTATCCAAAGCGCCCAACGCAACGGTGCATTCGGCCTTCACCGCGTTGACTTCCGCCGCGCCTTCGCAGTCATTGGCCGCTTCGTGCATGGCGAATAGACGCTTGGACGCAGAGCGGGCGTTACGGGTGGCGCGCTTTGCGGCGGTGATGTTCTCTTGGATTGTCTTGATTTCAGCCACCATGGCTGGGGTGCATTCGATCATGGAATTTCCTTGCATTGTGTTTCATTGTCGCTATTGTTGGGCCTAACGGTTTCCTTCGTCTGCCGTTGCCTCTCTGATAACTGCACTCGCTTCGGCGAGTGTTTTTTTGTGTAGCACATCCGGCCATTTCAATCTACCGCCAGCATCACGCTGCATTGCGGGCAACGATGGTCACGTTGGTCGCCCCGTTATCGGTGACCGTGGTGTCGTTCTCCGCGCTATAGTAAGCCCTGTCGATCAGGATATCATCGGCCCCAGAAGCAAGACGCCAACCCGTGCCATCGCAGTTATGGGAAGTGTTGCTTGCTGTGATGACAGAGCAATCTGTGTCGATGTCCACGTTCACTCGATCAGTGTTTCCGCCGAACCAGAACGTCAGGAAGTCAATGTTGACGTTCTGGCAGTTCTCCAGCTTCAGGTCGATCGGTTCTTGCAGGACGGCACTTCCGGCGGTGGTGATGTGCCATGTCGGCTCATTTCCGGCTTCCATCTGCGCAGAGACGACATTCAGTATGCCTGTGCCTGCACTGTCTCGTTCAGGTCGGATATGGATCGCCTCGGATTGGGATCGATCTGCTGTGAAATAGCCGTAGATAAGCCAGTAGCCTTCGCCCATGTCGATTGCATCCACACCGTCAATTCCGGTTCCAGATTCCGGGATGGGCGTACCAGATCCCCATTCAACTGATATGATGTGAGCGCCGCCTGCCTGGTTGACGTAAAACTGGAAGTCGTCGGTTGTGTCCTGTTGAACCAAAACCGACAGGCAATATTCGGTGCCAGATACTAGCGTGGCGGATGTAGATGCACTGTCGTATCCAGCGCCGTTGGTGTCCTCGACAGCCCAGACCTCATCCCAATCGTCCTGCGCACCAAGGGAGGCGACAGTCGCCGTCCCGCCCCATGCGGACAAGGTTTTTGAGTTGAGCAGTAGGTTCGTTACGCTGGCCTCCTGCATGTACCATTTATCATGCTGAAACGAAATCATCTTGCGGCCATTGATCCAGACGTTCGCAGTTCCGCAATTAAAGTGCGTCCGCGTGAACTCCAGAACTGGCTCGCCCCCGACACTACGGATATAGGCCCCGATAGCGGCGTCAAACACTGTGTCGGTAAACTTCCCGCCTTCACCGCCCTCAGAAACCTGTTCATCCAGCCATACACCATACCAGCCACCCCAACCCTTCGTATTGCGAACATCAGCGCCATAACATCCGCTCAAGTTCAGGCAGGAATGTCCACGATATTGCGTTGGAGTTGAGGCGCTAGGACCATAGGGATTGGCGAGGTTGCAGTTGTGTACCTTCGGGAAGAAGAAGTTGTTCAGGCGGATTTTACAGGCCGCATAATCGACAGTGACATCTTCGGGATAGATGTTGATATGATCCATTACGACATCGGATTGGCGCGACAGGCCACCGTGAGTTTGCCGGATATCAATCGGCGTCCCAGCGCTGCCACCGTTGGCCATCTTAATCCCGAAGTGCGACATATGAACCCGGATGTCGCGGGCCGATGCTTGGGTCCACTTAAACCAGCCATCGCCATTCTTGATGACAATGACCGTGCTAGCGCCCGCTGACTTTACAAACAGGCCGTACTGATCGCTTTGATTATGCGGATCAATCGTTGTCGCGTGCTGTGTTAAGATATGAAAGAGACCGGCTTGCAGATCAACCGGACGCCACCCGCCAGCCGCACTCATCACCCAGATCCACATCGCAGCAAAGGCCGCACTACAGTCGGTACTATCATCCCCAACAGCGCCCCAATGCCGAGGCGTTGCATCCCCGACCGGCGACCATGTTGCGCTATCGGCGGTCGTCGCCGCCGTGCCGGTTGCATCGCGCACATAGTCCATACGGTAGCCATCATGAACGCAGTAAATGCTCTGCACAGCAGCCGGGATAGTCGCCGCAAGCATGTTCGCCCGCGAGGTGAAACCATCCAGCCGCGCACCGTCCCCGGCAACATCTCGACCATCGACCGTGCCGCCTACAGTGATATTTGTCGTGATGGTCGCATTGGCGAATGTCGGACTGCTGGTTGTTGCGACGGTCTGGTCGAGCCCATCCAACTTAGCCCCGTCTGTTGCGAGATCACGCCCGTCTACCGTTCCGGTGATTCCGATATTCCCCAAGATATCCAGAACCTCGGCGGGGGCAGCAACACCAAGACCGAGATTGCCGCTTGCATCCAGATAAGCACCGCCCATCAAGCGCATGATGTTGTTCGGTTCGTCATACTGGAAGAAATTTCCGCCCAGACCGAATCCCGATTGGGCTTGGTTTTTTAGCGCGAGAATATCTGAATTCGATTGCAGCGCAAAATGGCCGGTGGAGTTATTGGTGGATTCAATGTGCAACTCGGCGTTCGTGGCACGATTGATGCTTACCTGTCCGGTCAGGGCCGCATCATTGATCGGTGCGTAATATGCACCCTCCTGTCCATCCAGCATATCAGCGTCTAGGCCAGTGCCAGCGCCATCTACAGTCTTGATCGCTGTCAGAAGTTGTGCTGCAGTCTGGTCAGCCGTGGCACCATCTTCGACGTTGATCGCTGTCCGCAGTCCGCTGGCTGAAATAACACCGGTCAGGGCCGCGACAGACGTGACTGCAACAGCCGATGGAGGGTGCGACCATGACGAGAACAGCGTGGTCGAGGCGGAGTTTGAAACAGCAATGAGATTGTCGCCAGCAGAGAACACTTCACTGTCAACAGTTCCACCCGTGCTGACGATGTAGAGCCAGCCGATTGCAGCACTGCCACCGCCAGGGAATGTACCGGCAGAGGCGTCCCACGTCCCTTTGTAGGTTAGGCCAGCCGCAGCGGCGGCAACGTCGATTTCAAGTTGATCTAAATCGACCGCTTGCGTGACCGTGAGATAATCGACTTTCGCGCCAATCGCCCCCACATCCACACCATCGACAGTACCGGAAACAGCGATATTCCCCGACACGTCCAGCTTTTCGGTAGGAACAGCCACGCCAAGGCCGAGTTGCCCGGTCGCATCGAAATAAGCTGTTCCCATCAGGCGTAGATGATTGGATGTTTCGTTAAAAATCATCCACGCACCAGCAGTTCCAAACCCAGCTTCCGTCTGGTTTTTGAAACCCATCGTGTCGCTGTTCACATAGATATGGAACGGGCCAGTTGTGTTATTGTCGGCGTCCAACCAGATGCGAGCATTGGTTAGAGCGTCGATATACATTGCCGTGCCAGCGCCACCATCAGCGTGGAAGGCGTAGGAGGGCGCAACCCCGGCACCAATCCGGTTGTGGACCACGTTGTCGGTCGTTGCGACTCCCTGATCAATGGCGTCTAGTTTGGTCCCGTCTGTTGCGAGATTGCGACCATCGACGGTTCCGCCGACAGTGATATTTGTCGTGATGGTCGCATTATCAAACGTCACGTCATCGGTGGTTGCCAAACCTTGATCGAACGTATCCAACTTGATCCCGTCGACGGCAACATCCCGACCATCGACGGCGCCGGAAACGGTGATATCAGCCACGGCGAGATTGGTGGCGTTGACGGTAATAAATGTTGGGCTGTCGGTGGTCGCAACTCCCTGATCAGCCGATTTCAATGCGGCAAGATTTGTTGCCTCGTCGTCCATGAATGCGTCGGCTGCGCGCACGTTGGCGATGTTTGTTGCGTAGACACTGCCCTCGATACCATCCAGCAGATCGGCATCAAGCCCAGATCCGATACCATCCACGCCCTTTATGGCGGTAAGCATTGCTGCCGCCGTATTTGCCGCCGCACTCTGCTTGTACCAGTTGCCTGCAAAGGTCGTGACGGAAGCATTGCTCACCAACGCGACAACCAGGTCATTTATGGCAAACGCTTCGCCATCCACTGTACCGGCATTCGAGACAATATAACTGGCACTTACCGGCGCAGATCCGCCCCCAGGGAATACCCCTGACGAAGCGTCCCATGTGCCCTTAAAGACGTTATTTGCAACAGCCAAGGCGTAACTTACGCCCTCGGCCAGATCATCCAGCGCAATATCTGCTGCGGCGCGCGTGATGTAATCGCCGCTGATATACTGATCGACAAACTTCCAAATGCGGGTGAAGACTGAACCTTGGACGGGCATGTGGGCTCCGATTGCTTGTTAGGCGGGACGGTGACACAGAGACCCTCTGCGCTGCGGCGAAACGGCGGAAATGTTGTCAGACCTGTCCAAGAACAACGAACGTGCCGCTCTCCACATTCCCAGACCCAAAGCGAAACTGCAGGGAGTCGATATCGGCAGCCGACTTGCGAACGCCGCTACCTATGACGTTGACATTAATGCCCCCGATTGCATCAGCGTAGAGACCTTTGAACGACATGCTGGAATAAGCAGCGCCACCGGGCGCATGAATATCAATCTCAATGCTTACCCCAAACTCGTTTGCCGCCGAACCGACATTATCGGCAATACCAATAGATGCCGACGAACTGTTCTGAGAGGATGTGTTGGACCCATCGTGGAACAGCTTGTGATATCCCCACGAATAATCACTGGCACCGCTATCGTAGGTGCCGCCGCCGTTTGTTGATGTGCGCAGGAAGAAGTCTTGTGCATCGCTTGCCGGGATTGCATTCTCGATAATGATCTTGAACCGGCTGTAGGTCGAGATATCCAGATCAATTTCAATCGTCGTATCACCGGAAGCGACAATGGTGGCACCGACCTGCCGCCATGCTGGGATAGGCAGAACTTCCCCATCAACCGTTATTCCGTTGGCTGTCGCCAGATTGAGCGTGTAGGCATTGATCGCCTTAACGCGCTGGCTGATGGTTCCGATATCGTAGGTGTTGTCTACAAACGGAACCAGGAAGCCGGTATAGGCCACCGCCCACCGCACGGTTGCGGCTGCGCCACCATCGCTCGTGGTCATAAACTCCAGATCGGCGGGCATGTCGTTGGTGCCGGGTGTCGCGCGCACAACAGCCTGAATCGCCGCGCCCTGCACGTAGTTTGCCGCATCGAATCCAGCGAAGGTCACAGATCCGAGGACTTCATTGATCGCCACGGCTGCAGGAGCGGCAATAGTCCCGCCTGACTTCTCCAGCGCTATCTGTGGCGCTCCAACGGAGGTTGTGTGACTTGCGCGTAGCAGGGCCGCCGATCCGTCCAGGCCCTCGCCCCACGCCGCGAATAGGGGCTCATAGGTCGCCTGCGTGCCCGCCAGGTTGGTGAACTGGTAGTCTCCGACTGCTACGGTAGAAGGTCCGACCGCCACGATTCCAGCGAAGAAACCTGAGTTCTGTTGTACCCTGGCCCACTGAACCGGCGTTCCGGCGGCCGAATTTACGACATCACCAGTTCCACCAGACGCCAGCGCCTTGTAGACCTCTTTGATACCAAGCACCTGAATATAAATGTTTTCCGGAAAATCAGCGTATCCGCGCGTATCGGCGATCACATCCGCGCTTGCGGCAAACCAGCGGCGCTGCGAGACCGCCTGACCTGTGGCGCCGGTCAGATTGTAGACTGTGGCGGTGTTGGCCGTATAGGAGGCCGCCGCCGAGATCCTGAACAACTCAGGCTGGCCTTGGTAGCCATCACGCACCCAAACATAGCGCCCGACCACGTTGTCGGCGTTGGCGAGCATGTTGGCGATGCTTGTAAATTCTGCGTCGATACCGAGCGCGGTCAGAGCTTCGGCTGAAGTTTGAGCGTCGGCAAGTAAAACGTCTGCCGCGATGCGCTTCCAGTTTGCTGCATAGGTGGAAGTCGATGGGGAGGCGACCAGAGAATAAAGAATATCGCCCACGCTAAACACGATTGAATCTACCGTTCCAGCGACGGAGGCGAAATAGGGCCCGCCCCTGTCGGTCGTGGTCGGGAATGTGCCTGCTGAGGCGTCCCAGGCGGTAAATCCGATCTCACGGGCCAGCGCCACATTGATTGCCTCTGCGGCATCATCGAGGGCAATATCGGCAGCCGCACGGGTGATATAATCGCCCGCGATGTATTGATCCACAAACTTCCAGATCCGGGTGAAGACGTTTGAGGCAACGGGCATGGGCGAAATCTCCGGGCTGATTTAGGCTGTAGAATGCCCCAGATTTAGGGCTGTTGCGGCGAAACGGGAAAGGCCCGCCCCAATTAAGGAACGGGCCTGTCATTCGATCGTGAGGATTTAGATTAGACCGAGTATTGCGTGATGCCCTTGTAGGAGGTCGAGCGGACCATGGCGGCCAGATCAAACTCCTTGGTGCCATTGCAGGCGCTATTGGGATCATAGGTGCCGCGCACATCGCCGGTCGTGGCCGTGGCCGTGGCCGTGGCACCAGCGACGATAGTACCTGCAGTCGGTGCGGCGCCGTCCTCGTACTCGGCAAACACGTCGCCCGCATCAGCCACAAACACAGGCAGGCCCAGCACATCGCCAGATCCGACCGTCAGGCCGGTGACATCAGCGCTGACAGTAAAGTCCGTGACTGTTTTGAAGGCTTTCTTGCCAGCCATTGTGGTGCCAGAGGCCGAGGACTCCACCATAGCATTGCCGTAGTGGTCGGTGCCGGTAACGGTGGCAATCGCTGTGCCAGTCCATGCGCCGACGACATTCCGTGCAAAGTCTGCGGTTCCAGCCAGTGCACCAGCTGCGAGAGCAACGTCGACGGTGACGCTGGACGAGAACACACCGGCGGCGGTGAGGTTCTGTGACACCACATAGCCGTTCGGATCGGGAGCGATGGGTGCGCCCAGGTCGATCTTGGTTGGGGTCATAATGGTCATGTTTGTGGCATCGGCCAGCGATTCGCCTGCGGTCAGCCCGCCGTCGTCGTCGCGTTCGGCCCGGTCAAGCTCAAGGTACATCACAGAACCATCAGCCAGCGATAGCCCGGTGGTCATGGTGATAGTGATGGATGCCCCGAAGGCGACTGTGAAATCGCCATCCACGGCATAGAGCGCCCGGTAGGATGTCGAGAAAATGCGATGGGAGGTTGCGCCAAGGTAGTCCTCGGCAGTGCGTCCAGTGGGATAGGATGCGGTGAAAGTGCCGCCAAAGCCCGTGTCTGCGGACAGTGTGACGGAAACGGTGTCGAATTTCGCGGACATGTTAGCCCCCTGCGTGTTCAAGGAAACAGATGGCCCAAGCCGATCTGCGATGTAATCCGAATTATGGCCGGGGATCCGTGGGTGGTGCGGCGAAAGTCAGTCTGGCAGTCTCTCAAAGATCATGTCTGCTTGCTGGTGTGCGGCCTCGGTTTCCGCGACAGTGCGTTGCCAAACTGGCGTTCTGGACAGACCAGCAATGAACAGAGGCACGACAACGAACACAACAATCAGCGATGCGAACGCTGTTTTCGGACCCCGATCAATCAAAGATACTCTCGCTCGAATATGGCGTGTTCGCTTTCCATGCCGCGATATAGGCTTTGTTCAGCCTCAGATAGGCTGCGCCCACGTCCTGCGTGACTTTCTTGGTGCCTTTTCGCAACCTCTCGGACTCCTGCTTGATGGTGTTCAGGTCGGCCAGCCATTTGGTATGCGCTGGAATAGGCAAGCCAGCCTCCGTCAGATCTTTCGCATCTCGGTAGGCGTCTTGGATCTTCTCTCGGCGGTCGAAATAGAGCGACCTGGTTTCGGCCTCACCGATCTGGCGGTAAACGTCCTTGGCCAGCGGTACGTCACGCACCTCGACAGGATCACCATTTGCCATCTTGGCGAATAGATCGACGGATTGACCGAATGTGCGACCCATACCGCCTGCGAAGAACCCCGCAACATGGTCGATATCCTCGGGGAACACGTCAGCAAATCCGCTTTCCACTATGTTGCCGCCGGTCCATGCGTTCAACTTGGCGGCTGCGACCGCCGAGACTTGGCTTGCATCGCCGGGCCGCATGGCGTTGGGTGCGTTGCTTTCCCAGTATGGATGGATCGACCAGCCAAGGAAGTTCTGGTTGGCGTTAATCTCGCGCAATGGGTCAACGATCGTGGGCGTCAGCGTGCCCATGAGCGTGTTCTCTGCGATCGGTGAGAACGATTGGAATGTCGCGCGGGCCATTTCGCCAATCGCCTCGTCGGCCCCGATCTGTCCACGCTGCACTCTGCTGACCAGATTTCCGAACAGCGGGAATACGTTGTAGCCATATGGTAGCCAGATCGACAGGGCGTCAGCGGCCTTATCCTTGCCGCCCAGCATAACCATCAAGTGCATGCCGTGCAGGTATTGTCGCATTTTGTCATAGTAGAGCTGACCGTCCTCGTCCTCGTCCGACAGGTAGGCGTTGGCCTGATCCAGCATGAAGCCGATCACCGCCATGCCTGCGACGATTCCCTTGACCTTGTTGGATTTCAGAGCCTTGAACATGATGTGCGTGCCCTGCAGGCCAGCGTTCGCAAAGGTGTAGGCGGCGTTGATCAGGCTGCCATACTTGCCGCGCCGGTTGAAGTTCACCGTCAGGTTCTTGGCGAGGCTCGCGGCTTCCTGCGCGCTGTAGCCGTTTTTACGTGCATGCACGAAGGCCGACAGACGGATCGCGTTATCCACGGCCAGGTTGATGCGCTCGATTGCGCCCAGCACCGGGTTAAGGCTGGTCGACGGAGTGATCAGTGCCAGAGACATTCCTTTGAGCCCATTGGCCTCGCGGCGCAGGCGTTGGCTCAGTTTCTTCTCGCTCGATTCAGGGGTTTCCATGACCCAGAACGACACCTTGCCGCCCGTCTCGCTGTATTCCTGAAAGTATTTCGCCCAGACAGTATCCGAATTGCCACCCATGCCGCGGTAAGCCCCGGCCAGAGCCTTGGGCAAATCCTTCATCATGCCGCGCTGGATCACGCCCGCTTTCTCGCGGGATTGGATGTTGATGTTGGCGGTCACAGTATCGCGCACGAAGTTCTTCACCACAAAGACGGGGTTCAGCATCGTGTTGATTGCCGAGAAATAGCGGCTGAATTTCGACAACCATTGCAGGCCCACCAGCAGGTTGTCGGTGCCCACGGCGGTTATGGCCTCGGCAAGGCGCTGATCATGCAGCATGATGCGATGCTCGATGCCATCGACCTTGACCGCGATTTCATTGGACGCCTGCAGCAAGCTGATCGGCGCCACGCTGCGTTCCTCGACAAGCCCGGTAGCCTCATTGAACACGCGCTTGGTCTCGGTTTTCTTGACCGTCCATAGATTTTTCGCGGGCACATCTTTGGCCAGCCGGTAAAGGTGCTGGCCCACACGGTTCTTTTCTGCCCTGATTGCGACCTCTTGCGCCTGTGCGATTGCGGCAACCAGCGGGTTGAACGCTTCGGAACGGCGGCCCAGCGCGGCCTTGCTTTCGGGACCGCGCACGTTGTAGCCGCGCCCGACGCCGGTGATGTCCAATTCCGCGTCGGCGTTGTCCGTCTCGGCCCAGCCTTTGAGCGGCACATAGGCCTTGTAGGCTTTGCGCCAGGCGTCAGCCTCGAACTTGGTCATCAAGCCCATGCTCTGCCGTTCGTCTATGCTCCAAGCGCGCAGTGTGTCGACCAATGCGCCAATGTCCTGGTAAGCCTGACCCTCGGGACTGCTGTGGATCGCGTCAAGGATATCAACGGCCTCTTGTGTATCCATGCCGGAACCACCGTCTGGCAAGTCATCGTTGATCTGAGCGATGCGTTCGTTGCGTTCTTCAGCGTGGCGCGCATAGAGATAGCGACCGACCGTCTCAACCGTCATTCCGTCAGTCTTACCAATGATATCAATGATCTTGGTGGTGTAGTCGAAGTCGATCCTGTCCAACTTGTGACCGGCCCGGCCTGAATACATTTCCTCGGCAAGGTAGGTGTTCAGTTCCTCGGGGATTGGCCCCTGCATCTGGCGTTCGACAATCTGCTGGGCGCGCAGAACTGGCAAAAAGCGGTCCTGCACCTTTTGTCTCGTACTATCCAGCCGATCGCCAGCCGCCGACTTAGCCGCTTTGACGCGCGCCATGATGCCGCCGTTGGTGTGGATCAAGCTATCCCAGACGTACCGATCAGGGAGATGCATTCCCGGCTGCTGGCGCGGCTTGCGCTGCTGTTTCATCAGGCGCTCGGTTTGGCTCGTCCATCCCTCGGGGCGACGACGCTTGGCGAATTCACCACGGGCAAGCGCATGGATGATATCCGCGCTGGTCTGCATTCCGTGGCCCTTGGCCCAGTTGCGTACCGCCCGCAGGAAGTTGGCAATCTTGCGGAAAGCCTCGCGGATCGGGCCTTTCGGCGGCGTTGTGCGGGCGCTGTAGGCTTCCCCGAATGCCTCGGCGACTGCCTCCTCGATCTGTTCGGCGCGCAGAAGGTCAGGGTAGCGCGTCTCAATGTCGTAGAGTTCCATCCACTCGGACTCTGCCGTTTCGGACAGGGCCGACCATTCCTGATCGGTGAACAGGCCCATGTGCCTGTAGGCGTGGATTGCCTCATGGCCCAGCGTGGCCTTTGGATTCAGCGTGTTGCCGATGGTGATTGCGATCTTGCCCATGTGGCCTGCGTAGATCGAACCTTGATGAGCCATCGCCGGATTGAACCGGATATCCACATCACCGAGCCCCAGGCGCTTCAATTCAGAGCGCAGGCTGTTGACGAGCGGTATGTCGAGGGCGGGGCCGTAGTCGGTGGGGTTGGCGCGGTTCTTCTGATCCCGCTCCATCGTCACGTTTACGATGCGCTTGCCAGCCATGAACTTGTCGATCACAGGCACGCCATTGGCCCCGGTGGCGGCGAAGGCCCGCGCTTTGTAGTTGATGCGCTCGATCTGAAAGCCCATGCGCTGGAGCGTCCCGCCCGGCTGCGCGTCGGAATAGGCGTGTTCTGGTGGCGAGATAACTTCGATGCGCTGCTCGTTGCCGACACGACGGCGCAACAACTTGTGACCGGACGAAAGCAGGACGGTCTTGTTTTGCTGCAGAACGGCGGCCTGTATTTCCGCCGCGCTCATGTCGATATCCGGCCCGGTGACGCCCAGGTTGTCCAGCGTGCGGGTCAACTCCACATCGGGGATCTCGCGGCCCAGAAGGCTGCGCCCATCGTCCAGCGTCAGGCGCACGATCTTCGGGCTTCTGGATGGCAGGCGGTCCCAGATCGGCAATAGGGCCCCGGTGACAAGGTGCAGGGTTTCCTCGCGGGTGTCTGGCGCGTTCTCGACTTGCTCGTTCCAAGCGGTTTCAGCCTCGTCGGCCTGCACCATGTCATAGCGGAACTGATAGTCGCTGCTGTCCACAATGATCCGGTCGGTGGGCGAATAGCGGTTGTAGGTCGGAATGACCTCGCCGCGCTCTCCGGTACGGCTGCTGGCAGGGCGGAACGCAAAGACTTGCCCGGTGTCGCGGTGCTTTTTATAGCTAATTTTGGCCCATTTCGTATCAATCGTGGTGAACGGCGTGACCTCCAGTTTCTTCGTCACCTTGACCATCTGGTACTGCGATGTGGCGCCAGTCTTTTCATCCCGGTACGCGGGCTTGGTGTCGGTCAGGACCGCGCCGTCATGCTTTACCGTCTCAACGCCGGAAGTGTATTCACCGTTGTCGATCGCGTGTTGGACCTGCGCCTCCATATGCTCGATGAACTTCTCGAACAGCATGTTTTGCGTGTCGATCTTGGTATTCAGCAGGCGGTTCAGGAATTGCGGGACCGCTGGCACCTTTGAAACATTAAAGCCTTTTTCGCCCACCAACTTGAGGCCAAGCTCCTTTTCAACCTCGGCAGCGGTGAAGCCATCAACGTCACCGTGATAAATGTCGTAGAACAGCGCCGTGACAGCGGCCTCTGCGAAGTCGTTTTCCAGATTGTCAGTCGCATTGAACATCCCCGATCCGCTGGCGTCCTTCTGACCCTTGGTCAGCGCGCCCAGTTGGTCGAGGCGGCGGGCGATCGAGGACGTGAACCGCTTGTGACCGGACAGGTTTGTGCCCGCAAGTTTGTAGATCGGCGGTTGCACCTGGTTGGTGCGGTGGGTACGGCCGAAACCCTGAATGGCCCGGTCAGCGCGCCAGCCTGCTTGCAGGACATAGTGGGCGCGGCGGCCTTTGTTCTTAGCCCCCTTGTCGGCGTGAAAGTCCATGCCGGTGCCGCCAGCGTCCGAGAACACCAGAAGTTGCCGTTTGCCCGCCTGAAACTCTCCAACCTCGGCCAGTGCCTTTGTCTCGCTGCGGCGCTCCTTCACCTTCTTGCCGTTTTTGGTGACGATGCGATTTGACCGGCCAGTGATCTCGGCCACCTTGTCGGACCCAAACTTTTCGATAATCATGTCCAGCGGATTTCCGGGCAGGGTCATGGCACCGAGCTTACCGACCAGTTCGTCACGGATCCGCACGGCTTCCGCGTTGATGATGAAATTGCCCTTGCTGTCTTCAGCCGGGCGCTGGCGCTCATTTCCGTTGTCGTCAACATAGGTTTCGTACTGGTGGATCGGGAAAGAGGTTTCCAGATACATCATTATGTCTTCGCGCGGCGTGATGTCGATGTCGTCCAGCGTGTCGCCTTCCTCCATCTTCGCCATGGCCCGGTTGGTGGCCGCCTCGTTGGTGTTCACGATCTGGATAACCGGCGACATGCCAGCCTTCAGGTCAGCCTCGATGTTCTTCAGGACGGTCGGCATCTGCATGGCGGTCAGCACTTGGCTGAAGAACCGCTGATGCGCGCCCCAGAATGCTGCGAGCGCCGCGCCGCGCTGCCTGCCACCGCCTTGGGTTTCTTCCTCAATGATCTTGTCGACGTTGGCGAGGATGGTTTGCCATCCCTCGGCGGCTGCGTCGTACATCGCGCTCTGATCCGGGGTCAGGTTATGCTCGACCTTTGCGTACTCGACGCCTTCGAATGACAGGGTGCGCGCCATATAGACGCCCATCTGCTTCATGTCCCGCGCGACAACCTCCATTGCCGCGATGCCGCCCTTGTCGATCTGGGTGACAAAACTCTGCACGGTCGGGAAGGGTGTACCTGGTCCCCACAAGCCCAGCCGGTCGGCGTAGGCGAGGTTGTAGACCTCCGTGGCAGCGGTAGCAGAGGCATAGACCACGCGAGCGTTGGGAAGGCGTTGCTGCAACTCCACAACGGCCAGAGCGGTGCCTGACGGCTTGGTGGTGCCGCGCTTGCCCTTGATCGCCATGGCATTACCGGCAAGGTGCGCCTCGTCAAAGGTGATTGTTCCGTCGAAATCCGGTCCGACCCAATCCACGATCTGATCAAGGCGCGACTTCTGATCCGGCTTGCCCCCGCGACCAATGGCCGAATAGGTGGCGAACAGCACGCCTTTGTTGCCCTTTGGAACCTCTCCGGTTGCTTTGACCGCGCCCAGGTCGGCGATCGGAACTGCCTTCATGCCAACCATGTCGAAATCACGGCGGGCGCTTTTCAGCAACTTCTTGGTCTTGGAAATCAAGATGTGCTTCTTGCGGCCCTGCGCCCAGTTATCGGCGACGATGCCTGCAATCTCGCGCGTCTTGCCAACTCCGGTTCCGTCTCCGATGTAGAAACCCTTGCGGCGTGGGGCGCCTCCGTCCTTCATCGCGGGCAGCATTTCGGAATGCGCGGCCCCGGCGTAAACCACCTGTTCAAGTTGCGCCTCTGACAGAAGGCCATCCTTGACCATCTTGGGTGGCAATTGCAGGTCGTAATTTGGGGTGGGCGGATTGACCGTTGCCATAGCTGACGACTCAACCAACAGCATGGGATGTTCGACGGCGCCCTCAATGCGAACGCGCGTTGGCCGGTACTTGGCAAAGCCGCCCGAGGTTTCCTCGACTTGGCTTTCAGCGGCCTCGCTTACTCGAACAGTTGGTCGTTTGCTATCAGGAGCAGTTGCTCCGCTGCTTCCAGCGGTCCCAGACTTTGCATCTGTTCCAGCGGGTTTTCCTTTCCGAGAACCGCTCTTGCTGTCGGTTCCGGCCCCTTTGACTGCTCCATCCGGATCAACAGATCCGCCATCTCGTCCTGGCCCGTCTCCAGCGCTCCCCAGATCATCAGGCTTAGAAGATTGCTGTGGCTTTGCGGCTCCGTCACGCCCGCCATCGTCAGCAGGCTTGCCGCTCGTTTCTCGATCGGGCTTGGCGCCATCTTCGAGGCTTGCGTCATTCTCTGAGCTTCGGTCACGGGTGGCATTGCGGACATCCTCCAGCAGGGCAATCAGGTCGGGGATGTTAGCGACTTCCCCGGTAAGCGTCTTATGTCCCTCAAGCGCCGGTGCCTTGTCGATCACCAGAAGGCGATTGTCATAGGCGGTGCCGTACTTCTTATACACCTGATCGCCTTTGACCACAACATTTGCTTGCAGGGTCATTTTTCCGTCGAGGCCATCAAAGAACTTGGTGACGCGGCTGTTACCGGGCTGGAACGTGTGACCCATGATTGCGACCAGGCGTCCGCCCGGTTTCAGTAGGGCAAGCGCCTGTTGAAGATGCTTGGCACCGGTGGCGCTGGTGTTCTTGGTTCCGCGCGATCCGGCGGCTGAGAACGGCGGGTTCATTACCACCACATCATAGGTGCGGGTTTTGTCGCCCGACCAGATGTTGGCGATCTGCTCTGCGTCTTCCGCCGTCACCTTGTTGAAGCCCAACGCCTTGAGAGACGGTAGGCGGCGCTCGGCCAGTTCATTCACATCAACGGTCGCGCCTGCGTTCTGCGCAAACACCGCGATTCCGCCATTGCCCGCGCTGGGCTCCAATACC